TACCATCAGTAGGTCTAATACTATACAACTTACCATCCTTGTAAGCAGAGGGTATCATTGCTAATGATGCATCCTTATATAAACTCATAATATCTCGTTCAATTCGTTAATAGTACAGGTTCTCGCCTCTGTTGATCCTGATAAGGCCTCAACTCTGGCGTCATACGCATCAAAGAGTTGACGGCCTAAGTCAGCCTGTGGGAATCTTCTTAATGCTTTACTTACACATTCAAATGCCTCAAGTTCAGCTCCGTCTGCTACAGCACGGTTCTGAAGTTGAGCAGGGTCTAAAATGTAGAACATTGCACTACCCCACCCAATGGTGTTGGTGAACGCATCACCACTACCCCACCAAGTAGAGCCGTATATTGCTCCGTAACCTTTTTCGTCAGTTGCCATTCTTCTCTATCTTCTTTATCAGTTTCTTCAACTTCTCAACGTTCTCCTTCTTTGGCCTGTAATGCTTAGAGCTGCCATCCGTTGAAGACTCCGTTTTTGTCGGGGTATATGTCATCATCTTGACTTTGATTGTACTCAGGGTAGGTGCTGTTATTGAATGCCATAAAATCAATAAACCTACGGGTATAATGCTCTGCTATGCCTCTGTGCTTCTCACTCAAGTAATCAAGCTCCTCCTTAGTCATCGACTCGCTTGCTTCACTCGTGTGCTTGTATGCACCCCCGTTCGCAATCGTATAGGCTGCGTGAGGTAAATACTCGGTCATAGCATAATGGATCAACATTGGCTGAATGTAATCGTCTAACAAGGTTTCATAGTCCGCTGTAAGCGTTCCTCCTATAATGTCGTTTCGTATCTTGTCGTACAAGCGTGTGCCTAAGAAATTCTGTATATGAATCTCCTGAGCAATCTCAATAAAAGGCAAGAGCTTGTCACTATCTAAGTTTCCACTTATAGCACTATTGCGGACAATGTCCTCTCGTTTTATGAATAATACCTTTGCCATTATTTTCCGTAGTTAGGGTGATGCCCTTGTCTTGGCATATCAATAGGAGCTACACTTACCTCTTTCGGGTTCTGTGGCAACTTAAACCCCGCTCTTACAGCTTGGTTTACGTTGACAAACTTAGTACCCTGCAATGCATCGCCTCCCCAAGGCTCACCATCTTTCTTAAGTTTCTTTTTATATATCCTGCGCTCCCATCTGTGATAACACGAAGGGCCGCCCTTGTACTTGAAGATAGAATAGTTTCTACCCTTGTGGCCAAACTGCTTGTTCACCCCCCTGGCACTCATCATACCAATGTCCTCCTTGCGGTAGAGCTTCTTGCTTCTTAGCATCGTTCGACAGAATGAACGAGTCTCCCCCTCAGGGGTCTTACTCGTTCCCTTTACATACGCATAGCGCACCTTATACAGCTCACTATCCTGAGACGAATCCTCCTTAGCAGATAGGCTCACAAGGCCGTTGAGGTACTTCTCAACGTCAAAATCTTCTGGCTCATCCTCTGTAGACTCGTCATCAGAGTCAATGAGCTCATATCCTTGTGGTTCGTCTTCACCTATCTGCTCAAGAAAATCCTCGAGGTCGAACTCTTCAGCGCTAAACTTACGCCCCGTTTGCTCTTCCTTCGTCTCTTGGTCTAAGCCTTCGTAGTCAATGAACTCTAAAGGCTGTAGGGTCTTGAAGTATAGGTGTAGTGAAATATCATTGTAGGCAAGCAGTTGATCCATTGCGTCAAGAATCATCTCCTGAGTGCTGCGGATAACCGTGTTTTGGAAGAGTAACGATGCCGTCTTAATCTCGTCAGCGTTACTCCCTAACCCTGAGCTATCCTTAATACCTAAAAGCATAGGTGAGGTGATGCGGTGGCCTACCATCAGCTTCTGTGAGGACTCCTCAGAAAGGAACTCATACTGCTGTGAGGCATCGCTCAACTGAACAGGCTCAATAGTAGCCTGCATCTCTTTGTTGTCGTTAAAAGCAAGGATGAACTTACCTGAGTTGCTTGTGCCAGAGAACTTCTCAATGATGCGTCTCTCAATAAGCTCACGCTCCTCCTCAGAAGGGATGCCATTGTTGAAGTTAATCAACATAGAAGGGCTGAGGCCGTTCTTGATATTGTTGATGTGGTAGTTAGCTACCTCTTCCTCAAGCTCTGCATATGGCAAAGCACCTTGGTAGTCTACAGGGCTGTAGTAATAGTATCCTGCTCTGTAGGGCTTGATGCAGTAGATTTCTAATTTATCTCCTGCTTCACCAAAGCCATAGGCAGGGATACGCTCAGGCTCATAGCCTTTTTTACGAATCTGTGACCAATCCTTAGAATAGTAGTAGGCCTCAATATCACCATCCTCATTCATCTTCTCCATACGGAGGGTCTCAATAGGGAAGTGCTCAACCTGTGCAATGGCACTCTTATCGTCATTGTAAATAACTTGGAAGGCAGCTTGTCCGAGCGCCTTCAAGTCAAAGACTACCCTGCGGAGGCAGTCCTTAGAAAACATCGACATCATTTGAGCATATTGCTCAGGCTTACGGGAAGCATCGGTAGCCCCAATACCCTTACCATAAATCAGCTCACACACACCATTGATGATGGCGTTGTTTGTCGCTGAGCCGTTGTATCTGTCGATAAGGTATTGGTAGTAATCATTCCCCTCCCCATATTCAACCCACTGCTTTCGGTTGTTCTCCTGAATGACAGGCGCAGTATAGCTGTTGAGGTTTACTATTCTAATGTTGCTCATCGGTATATATATCCGTTATTATCTGAGTTGTATTGCTCGTATTGATCCTGGTTTATGGTGTACTTCTCATAATCCGTTTGGTCAGTACAGAATACACGCCCTCTATATATCTCTGCTGTGCCCGTAACTCGTATCGTGTAGTATCTACCCTCCTTGAATGTATAAGAAGGCGTTATAACGAGGTAATTGACGTTCTCTGTGGCCGTCAATGATTGTGTAGTAGAGCTGTTAGTCTCCTCATCTGTGATTTTTACCGACACGCTTGTCTCAAAAGCTCTCGGCAAAAAAGAGATGGTACTATCTGATGTAGTTACAATATGCATAATAGGTTAACCCATTTGGGCTGACATTGTTACATAACAAAAGAGGGGGGCGTATTTAAACGCCTCCCCTCTTTCTAACCAAACCAGAGTGCTATGCCCTTGGGCATCAAATATACACTAAAATTCTTAAGAATTAGTACCTTCAGTAATTGTTACTACAGAAGTAGATAGACCATCAAATGGGTCTGCTGCTGTAGCTCCTGCCAAGAAGTTAGCAGGCAATACCTCACGAGCCACCAAAGTCAAAGTGTAACCTGATAGGTCACCCATTGCTGCACCCGTTACGATAGTACCTCCTTCAACATCTGCTCCGTGTACCAAACCAACCGCAAAGCAATTATCGTTATAGTCCTGAACGAAAACGTGAGGACGGCCATAAGCCAACAATTTAATCTCTTTGTGATCTTCCTTGCTCAACTTAGTCAAGGTAAGGTTCAACGTCTGCTCGAAGAAGGTAGTACCATTCTCACGAGATGAGTTGATTGCTTGCTCTAATGAAGAGTTTCCTTTTACATCGTACTTGTAAACCGTGAAGCTCGATGCTAAATCCGTAATCTCGTCATTAGTTAAGCTCGCAGTACCGATGTCTCCATAGTTTGCGAAGTAAACAGCTTTAATACCACCTACTACGTCTTTACAAGGGACTGCACGTCCCGCTGTGATGTCACACGCCATATTTTCTATTTATTAAAAAAGGGCAGACAGGCTTTAGCCCACCTGCCCTTTAAATTATTCAATTAATTGCTTCTTAGTTGTAAAGAACAATCTCAGAACCGATGCCGTATTGAACACCTGCAGTGAAACGCATCACAACACGAACGTTCTGAGAACCATCAAGGTCGCTCATATCAAGCAACTTCACCTCGTTCATATCAGAAAGCAATCCTGTACCGAAGAACAAGTTTGACTTCTGAGCAGCAGCCATAGTGTTGTTAGACAAACCTGGAGCAACAAAAATCTTAACGCCATCAAACGCCAAGTTCTGTCCGTTGAACCAAGTAGTTCCTTCACCATTCAAACCATTAGCTCCCAAACCTGAAGCACCGAAACCACCCAACGCACGAACGTAAGCACGAGCAACGTTAGAAGAAACGTACAAGTACAAGTCCTCTTTTCCGTAGATAGTAGTAGGTACAGCATCAACTACTTTACCCATTTCAGTGATTACGTTAGCAGCTGTAACGGTTGTACCTGTTACATCTACAACGTCAGTATCTGCTTCCCATAGAGTTTCGAAACCATCGAACTCACCTGCAGTTGCGTTAACACCTTGCCAGATGTTGTTCTCCATTTTCTCAGCTACTTTAGAGGCAACGTGGCCAATCAAGAAGTCAGAGAATGCAGGAGGCAAGTTGTCAAATGCAGAGTAACCCATTTGAATTGCTTCCCAATCAGAACGGAAGTCTTTCTTACAAAGCTCGAGGTTCACTTGGAACTCTTCAGGTTGCAAGATACGCTCAGTAAGTGTAAGCGTTGAAGTGTCAGAGAAATCACAAGTAGCATTTTTGACGATAGCATCGGATGATACTTTCTTCATTACTTCTTTGTATTTCACATTTGGTTTAACCGTGATACCACCACCCTCGATAGTATCTGCACTTAGCAATGCTGCAGAGATGTACTTTCCTGCAAATTCACCTGCGTAAGTGGTAGTAATTGATGTAGTTGTAGCCATCTTATACTTTTATTAAAAATTGTTTATTTACTTAGTATTTAACTCGGTCTGCAAACGCAGTCAAGTCTCTCAATAGAGATGATTCAAATTCACGAGCAACGTCATAAGCAAGATCATCAGCTCCGTCTGCCCACTCACGCATCTCTTGGTAGTCTGCGTAGATGTCCTCTACATCAACTCCCAAGTCTTCTGCATTTGATTGTAGCTTGTCTAACAAACCTTTTGCCTCATTTGCAATATCACGAAGGTCAGAGATGTTACTATTCAATAGCATATCATCAAGACCATCAACAGCTTTACGCACTTTGTCATCCATTTCTGGAACCATATCGTAAGCGAAGTATGATGCATTGCTTGTAGCTTCTTCAAGTTGGCTGTATAGGTCTTCCAACTCATCTACAACAGACAATTTAACTTGCTTGCCTTGCTTGCTGAGTTTGGCAGGCTTCTGAGCCTTGCTCAACTCAGCCCATAATTTTTGTACTCCTTTTTTCATTGTGTTTTTTTTATCCTCTAACTGATTTGTTTAAGAAGTCGAAGGTCTCATAAAGATTTTGAACTGCTTCAATCAAGTCTTCAAGGTTATCTACATAGCCGTTAATATCAGAACCACTATAGTCCTCCATAACGTCATCAAAGTCTACCCCTAAGTCGCTTGCTACAGCTCCTACCTCTGACATCTGATTCATAATGTCACGAACCAAATTCACATAGAAATCATCCTCTAAGAATCCTTCTTGAGAAGCGTTTCTTACTTTTTGCGTAAGTGTTTCAGCTAAGTCCGTAATCTCTACGATAGTGCTTAGAGCATTCATATCGTCTACGTTCTGAGCTGTAGTTACAAGGTCGTGAAGCTCTTGAACCTTTGACATCTTAACCTCACGAGATTTCTTAGGTTGCTTAGATAGGTTGCGCTTCGGCTCTTGTGCCGAGCGAACCTCATCCCAAACCTTTTCAATCTTGCGCCAACTCATTACCCTGCAATTTTAGACATTACACGATCCAAAGTGCTGCCACCTTTTTTAGACTGACCTAAGTTAATCTGTGGTTGAGACTTCGCCTCTGGGTTGTGCTTCATTGGCTTGCGTGCAGGCTTGGCCTTGCTCAATTTCTCAGCTGCCATATTCTCTTCACGCTCTGACATCATCTCCTCAACCATTTTCTTGATTTCGTTAACGACCTCAGCCAACTCCTCACGAGTGACGTAGTTCATTTCTTCTTCTGCCAACTCTTCTTCAGCTGCAGGCTCTTCAGCAGGTGCTTCCTCCGCAGGAGCTTCTTCACCTGCTTCACGGATTTCACCGATGATACCTTCTTCCGCAACTACAAGGATGCGCCCGTCTTCCATTTCGTACTCACCAACAGGAACAGCTACACGGTCTTCATCTGTTACAATGAATACCTCATTACCTGGCTCAAAGGCTTCCGCCTCAAGGATAGTGCCGTTTTCAAGTGTTGCCTGAGCAGCTTCTACTTTAACCTCTTCAGAGAGGTTTAGAATCTGCATAATTTTAGAAAGTGTCTCTTGTGATTTCATATTATTTAAAAACTTTACTCGGGTTGATAATATCTATGGCTTTAACAGCAGCTTCGGCCATTGCCTTGCATTTTCTTTTTTGGTTAAGAAGCATCTCTGTATACTGCTCCATATCTCTCATACCACCTTCGTGACCAAGCTCTTTAAATTGGTCATAAACTTCTTTGGTTTCAACCAATAAATCGTGAGCATCATCTTCAAGAGTCTGCATTGCCGCCTGTAAATTATCTAAAAAAGAAACTGCTTGTTCGTGGTTCTTTTGAAGAGCGTTAACGAATCTTTCATTAAGCTGTGATTGACCTCCGATAATATCGCTAACACGGGCCAATTTCACATTCACTTGCGAAGTCGCTTGAGACAATTTTGCAAAAACTCTATTTTCTGTAGTCATATTAGGTTAATTAAATAAAGTGCTTATTGTTACATTTTTAGATTTGGTCTAAACTCTTCAGCTTGCTCTCTGACCATCTCTTGGCAGCCTTGCCACCCCATAACAGATAGGAGATATACCCACAGCTCTCTGTGTCTCCCTCATCATAATACTCCTCAGCTCTGCTTAGGTAGCTGTACATTCTCTTAATAGTCTCTACCGATACATTGCGGCCCGCTTCTAAATCGGCAGCTCTCTGCTTGCCGACATCAGTAGCACACTTGTTGTTTACCTTCTCGTTCAACTCTCTCCCTCGCTTGGCGTTGTTACGCACCGCTTCAGGATAATCGTTATAGCTCTCGAGCTCGGTCTTCTTACCCGCCTTGTATCTCTTGTCTTTTTTAATGACTGCCTTAATAGCGCTCAGCTTCTCCTCGGCATAAACCTCGTCAGCCTCACGCTCAAGCTCCTTAAGAGGGTCAGCACTCATATTCACCTTGTCTACAAAGTAGCCCTCGATAGAGAAGCCCTTGACCTTACCTGTCTTTACCCAATCGTTCCAGATTTCATCATTGTGAACCTTCATTGATACCATCCAAGTACCAATAGGCAAGTCCATCCCGTAGAGCTTGCTCTTGTCCTGCTCACCTTCGATGATCCAACTCTCTACAGCTGTCAATCCTTCAATGTCGATTTGATGCTCAAGGGTTGCCTTGTTCTGATTGCCGTGCATAAAGAAAAGCTCACTTGCCTTTCTAACCGTCTCCTTGCTGAAGTAGATGTAGTATTCCTCATCTCCATCACGTCTGTAGATAGGCTTATTAGGGATGAGAGCAGCACCCATAAGGATGCGCTTCTCATCATCAATACTCTTCAACTCTACTTTCTTCTCTTCCTTTAGCGCAATGAAGTCCTCCTCAATGGCAGGCTGCTCAACTACGCTGATTGCTTGGATGCCTGTGATAAAAGCCTCCTCATCAATTATTAGTTCAATAATGTTCATCATCCGAAACTTGCTGTATTTACTTTATTTCTATCTAACTCCTGCTGTGTGGTTACATCTCCTGCAACTACATAAGCACGCACAGGACGCTCACGAGAGACGCTCTGTGCTAACTGATTAAACCCACTCGTGCCTACAATGTTAAACTGAGGCGTTTGACTTGGGGCTGTAGGCGTGTCTATCGTAGCTGACCCTCCGCCATATTGAGTGCGTTGGATGCTTGCCACCTGAGCTAAACCTGTGACCCCTGCAATACCTGCATTCGCTAAGCGCACAGGGAAAGGTAGTAACCCATCTGCACCCTCAGCCTTTAGCGCTCCGATGATGGCTTGATAAGTGGCCACCAACGCCTGCCCCTGGCTCAAGCGCTTCTGTATATTGAAGGCCTTCTTAGCACGCTCCTCGTCTTCACCCGCAAAGGCTTCAGCGATGTCGCTCAATGCCTCGAGACCTGCAGAGGCTATCTCAAACTTAGCGTCTCTGAGCTCTTCTTCTTTCTCCTTGCGTAACTCAAACGTTTCATTATCTAACTCACGCACCTCGTTTTGGTACTCAGCCTCAATGACCTTCTTTTGGTCAGCAAGCTCCTTGTACAATTCGCTTTCCCTGTCTAAGACAGCCATCTGCTCATCTAAGTCAGCTATACGGAGGTTCTTAATCTCTTCAATGTTCTCACGCTGTAGAGCTATCTTCTTTTCCTCACTTCTTTCAGCAATGACGGCAGCCTCGTTCTCAATCTCTGTCAATTCAATGGCACGTTCACGGGCGGCTATACCCGCCTCGTAACGTTCCAAGTCAAGGTCTCTTAGCTCCTCGTTAAGTTGGATGTTGTTACTCGTGATGTCCGCCTGTACCTGCTTAACGTCATTGAGCTTTTCCTCATAGGCTATACGATCCTCCTCAAGGCCTGAGATTTCATACTGCTGACGCAAAGACTCAGCCTGAATGTTAAGCTGCTGCTTCTGCTTCTCTAAGGACTCAATACGCAGCTGATTTGCAGCTCTTGCTAATCGTTCACGCTCGTCAAGGCTGATGTTCTCCTTGTTCTGAGCACTCTCAGCCTCTTCAATAAGGCTGATGTACTCGGTTTGGATTTGGTTGATGCGAAGGTCAGCCTCCTCAGCCTTTCTTCTCAGGGCTACAATGTTCTCAGCTTGGTCAGTGACTTTCTTGATGTCAATGTTCTGAATAGCATCGGCAGCGTTTTGAGTAACCTCGCTTATGCCATTGGCAATCTCACCTACAGCATCTACAAAGTTATTGGCTACGCTCTTGGCATTCTCCGCCAGAGCGCTACCCGTGTCAGCAATCTTGCTCTTCGTTTCTTCTATCTCGGCATTTAGGGCAGCTAACTTATCAGGGTCTTTATTACCAAAGAAGCTGTTCTCCCACGCCCGTTGTGCTACAAGCACCCCGAGCTTAATGCTCTCTAAGGAGATGACTAATAGATTAAGCGCACCTCTTACAATACCACCTACAACAGCACCCGTTTTTTCAAAGCTAACGTTGCTATTTGACACCGCTTGATAAACCGTGTCAAACGCAATAGATAATCCAACAGAGACCTTCTCAAGGGCATCTATAACAGGCTGCGTATTCAGTGCAGCATCCTTCAAGAAGTTCAACCCATCAATAAGGAACTTGACACCCGTAGCCTTAAGCGCAAGACCGAAACCTGTAACACCCTTGGTCAGCTTCTTAAGGGCTGCAAGGTTGCTCTTGTTAGCCTCAGCGTTTTCCTTGGTAGCCTTCGTATTTTCCTCAACAGCGTCAGTAACCTCTTCAACGTTCTCAGCCGTTTCCTTAGCCGACTCCGCAACATTGTCAAGGGTGTCAGCTAACTTGTCTATTTTCTTTTCTATGTCAGAGGTGTCTGCCTCTACTCTAAACGTCTTCTCTACCGCCATCTGTTCTTAATGTGTTTTTTTATCTGTGCCCAAGTGCGGGGTAGCTCATACCTGCCCTTAGCTATGTCTATCGTTTCACTTCTCTTGTCCGTCTCTTTTAGAGCGGCCAAGATTTCACCTAATGCACTATACATCGTTCAACAATTCTAATTTGGCTTCACCCGTTCCAAGGTTTAACGATACCGAGTTAATAACGTAGTTGCGCTCCTGGATCGTGAGCTTGTCATTTACCTTTAAGTTGAGCATTATCTGTAGCGGCAGTATAGCACGCATAGTAAACACCCTCCTGCTTGGGTCATACAAGTCAGTAATGTAGTCCTGCCAATAGTTTCTGTAGAGGCTCTGTGTGAACCCCTGCAATAAGTAAGGGTCAACCTCTGTACCAAAGTTTATGGTCTGTGTGACATTCTCAGCAACGCTGTTATTGACATTTCCGATGAGCCACATATCTTGCTTTTGATTTGCAGCATTGTTCATATCCGTATAGCTCCAATGGTAAGCTAAGGCTACCCGTAAATTTGCAGGAGCATAGAAGATAATAGGCTTCCCGATGTAGGGCTCTTCCTCTCTCGTCACACATTGGCCTATATTCAGTTCTGTGAGTCCTAAGTTCTGAGAGGGCTGTGGGTTGACATCACTCAATCGCTCAAATAGCATATTGTCAAAACCTACCTCGACTTCAAAGTCATCAGCATCAAAGTCAAAGTCTGCCCGTAGGTCTCCATAGCCTATGTCGTTTTGTAGTCGGTACTGCTCGCCAAGTATAGCCTCCGTCTCATTAAAAGAGTAAGAGATTCTTCTGTATAGGTTGGGCTTAGCTATGTTTATCTCTGATACGTCTACATAGTCAGTCACATCTCTTGTAGTACCCTCAGCGTACCAATCGTCAAGCGGCTCTATGTCATAGGCCGTACTTGACGTTGGCACTATAACTAAGTTGAACATCTTGATAAGGCTGCTTAAGAAGTCGAAGACCTTCTGCTCTGGCATTTGGTCAGCGATAACAACCGTGGTGGTGATGCTCTGACCAATCTTACTTACGCTGTCACCTAAGTTCCAACTGCTCAGGTAGAAGTATTCTATATCAGCAGTGACCACACCAATAGATACTACTGAGCCGTCCCAATCTTCAGGGGGTGCAAGCCTGAGCTGCACCCTGTCACCTACATCTAACGTCCCTAAGTAAATGGTAGCAGAAGCGTTCCCATCGTGGGAACGGCTGCTCGCCAACTCATCGTTTATGTATACCTGTATTCTATATTGGTCTGATGAGGTGGTAGAGTATGCTACTCGTAGCTCCGTCTCTTGGGCTGCCGTGATAGTATACTCCTGAGTAGTTAGGTCATAGTCTCCTGTAGTGTTTGAGGTGAATTGTATAACATCCGCCTCTTTCCCGTTGGGTTGATCCTTGAACATATACCCCGCCCTGCGGTGACACCACATAAACAACTTGCCAAAGTCAGCACTATCAAAGAAGTCACTATTAAAGGTCACCCCATATTTAGCCTCTATAGCATCTACAATCTTCTGCAGCTTAATCGCAGGCTTTAGGTCGTAGTAGAAAACCCCGTGGGTAGGGTCATTGTGGTAGTGGATGTTACCTGCTCCGTGAGACCCCTGGCTGTCCCAATACCATCGAGTGACAGGGGTAATCATTGGGTAGATGATAGCATCTCCTGTACCGCTTACATAAGCATTGATACCCGTCTCAATGTTGGTGTCATTGTAGGTGTGGTTCTGTGCAGACAGGTCAAGGTCATTGAGGGTATCGTCACCAAACAAGTCCTTGAGGTTGGTCATATTGCCATAGAAAGAAACCTTATAAGCATAGGGCTTCATATTCTTAACCTGCACACTCTCTAACTCAATAAGCCCACTGCGGAAAACATTGTTGTTTACCTCAATGAAAGCAGACGCTCGTGTGTTGGCATCGAAGCCCCCACTCACGTCTACATTGTAGTAGTGCTTAAAGATACCATTGTTGTTAGGTGAGGCAGGCAGGGTAAAGCTCTTAGAGAAGTCACCAAATACCTTTGACAGGTCTTTGATGTTCTGAGCGCTCAAGCTAATCTCGATGCCCTCATCCTCAAAGAGGTCTACACGCTGACCGCTGATATATAAGTCTACTCTATTCATAGATGCTGTCGTAGGCGTGTTGTACCTGAATGGTATAGTTGATGGTCTTCTCAGTGATGTGCTTCTGGAGGTCTAAGCTGTTGGTCAACACATTCACAGGTATGCCGTCAAGCAGCACACGCTCTGAAGCGAGTAGCTGCGTCATAAGCTCGCTATAGTCTTCACCTACCCATCCTGTGTTTAAGGTGAGTGAGGTGCGGTAGTTTGTGTTGAACCTCTTGTACTGCTCGTCAGTAGTTGAGTAGCTGAACCCTGTTGATCCTGTAGAGCCTAAAGCCTTTCTGTACTCACTCGTTCTCGTTTGTATCTGCTCAGAGCTACGCTTAAAGAAGTTGACGCTCTCCCATACCCCGTTCTTATTGACAAACTGAATAAGGCTTGGGGTGTACTTGCTCTCACAGGTAGGGTAGAACCTACGGGTATCTAATGTAGTCCCGTCCTTGTCTTTGAGGTTGATGTCGTAGTATTTCGTGTAGGTTAAAACCTCACCAACGCTGTCTACCCAAGTGCCAAGGTTATCAACGCCACAAGGTAAGAGCATCACTCGCTCCTCGGCTTGTACGCCTTGGAGGTCGCTCTCTGAGATTCTTATGTCAATGTTGTAACCTCCGTCACCTAATATCTCAACATACTCAAGACCGATATTAGCACATAGAGGACTACCCTCAACCGTCCCACCATCAGCAACTACTCTATCCTTATAAGCCCAATAGATGTCATAGCCCTCACCCCACTTACCGAGGTATACAGGTACAACCTCATTGCCTGAGTCTTGGATGTACTTCTGAACGTTTACAGATGCAAAGCCCTTGTTCACCTCTTTGTTGGCTGCCTCAATGAATATGTGGTAGCCGTTAGACACCTCAAAGATTTCTGAGCTCCCTGTGTCGTTTATGGTTTGGGGTGGGGTAGACTTATTGAGGTAGTTGACCTCGTAGTCTACCTGTACCCAAACAACGCTGTCATTCGGGACGTAGCTAATATCTGTAACGTCAAACCCTGAATAGGTATTGGTCAGGTACTCCTGAACCATAGGCGCTATATCAAAGGATACGTTAGTGCCTGCAAACACATCTCTAAATAAAGTGTATTCAGGGTCAGCAGGGCGTGAACTGCGTGACCCGTTCCAGATGTATACCTCAAGGGTGACATCTACTAAGTTGCTTGCTGCACTGCCATAGGCTGTGGATATAAAAATAGGACTGCGTGCCCCTACTAAACTCTCAGGTGTTACTATTGCCATATTAGAATGGTTTTACTTCTTTCAAAAATTCTTCTACATCCTTATTTAAAGCCTCAACAAACTCGGGAGGTAATTTATCAAGCTCTTGTCTGAAGGCTTGACTGAACCATTCCGTCTTCGGTATGCCTCGCTGCTTAATAGAGCGACCAATGAGGAATGCAGCTGTTTTCTTATTCTGTGCACTCTGCTTAATGAACTGACCCGTTTTAAGGTCTCTTACTTTTATTCTACGTTGACGCATCCACTCCTCTATGAATCGTGTAGGAGGTTGACGCTTTCTAAATGAGAATCGGCTGTTGCCAGGGGCTCTGTACTTCACCCCGTCAACACCCTCATCTAAGAATACCCCATAGCGCTCAAAGAAGAAGTCTACCGCAGGGTGTGGAGCGATACCCGTTACAGAGGTTATCGTGTCCTTCAGCTTTCCCGTGCTTACATTCCTGCGTCTCTTGAACGACCCGTCATTATATCTAATGCTACGGGTTGCACCGAGGTTAAGCCTTGCTGCTCGGATGACCCGCTCAGCAAAGGCCTTCATAACCGCCTCTTCATTGTTACGCCTAAAGACTACTCTTGACATATGCTTATTGTGTTCGGCACATTGATAGTCATATCAACAGCCCACCCTACCAAAACGTTCTCATAGCGATCCATAAACGGCTGCGCTGTAGGGTTGCCATCAACCTGAAACTTATCAGTGAATAGGTCACCCTTAGTCATAGCCATCACCAAATCATTGATGACATAGAACTGAGTATTTAGAATGTCCTGCTCATTGCTTACCCCATAGAATGGTTCTGCCTCATCTCTTGGATTGTCCTTACTGATGTCAGCGACATCCATAGCCATAACGCTAATGGTGAAGCTCACATACTGACGTGAAACGACAGCATTGCCCAACATAATGTGTGAGAGGGGGAAGATGCTTTGCTTGTTTAAGTCTACATCTAATATGTCCCCAAATGTAACCGTGTTGACCTGCTCGTTAGCTTCGAGGTGGTCTTTGATTTTTGTTAGAATATCATATACCATAAAAGGTTAACCCCTTTGCGCCATATTTGTAGCACAAGCAGTTAACCTTTCTTTTTAAGCAGGGCCATTTCAACCTCGTGCTTCTCCTTGTCAAATATCATTTTGAGGAATATCTTTTGGAAGGGTGACCTCGTGACAAGCTCATATCTATTTACATCACCACCCGCTAAATGGTCTATAGCTCCATACCAACCCCACTTCCTTGAGAAGTTTGCTTGAAGGCTGAGGTCGGTGTTCCCGTCTCTTTCTTCTCCAAAGAGCTCTGGGTATCGCTCAATAATTCCTTTCTTAAAGTCCAAAAAAAAAGCGTTGCACCTAACGCTGCCCCTAACGGAAAATCCTTGTAGCCCTCGTTAGGCTCATACTCCTGAATGTCGTACTTATTACCTACCCTGTTTGTGACAGGTCGGTAAAGTACGCCAATGGTCTTGTGTAAGGTTTGCATATCGCTGAGGTAGGTGTCTAAGTCGATGTACTCACCAAAGGTCAACTCCTCAAGGTTGGGCACAAAGCCATACTCCTTACCTCTGTACTTAACGATAGGCTGCAGCTTGTGATCCTGGCCCAACATAGTGAACAGCTCATTCGCTACGCCATAGAAGTCTTGGGTCTTCATCTTAAGCGCCTCCTTGATAGGTAGGCCTAAGAATATCTCCATCGCCTTAATGGTCTTGAAGTTGTTCTCTGACTCCTCTACCTTGAGGTATCTTTGGTACTGCTCAATAGTGAGCTCATCGGCAGACTCTGGAAACTGAATCTTAACGTACTGCGTACTTGCCATAGTTTGGTCTCGTTAGTTTATTGAATGTTGCGTATCGCATAGCGTCAATGGCGTGGTTAAAAGCGTCTATAGGTTTGTTGAGTAGCTTGCCGTTCTTGTCCTCTACCCATTTATAGTTCCTCATCTCCTTGACAAGGTTTCTGCCGTCAGCGTGTAGCTTGTATCTCTTCAGGACATCTATACCTGCGTTGATGGAGTCAGCCCCCTTGCGAGTGGGCTTGACGTTCCATCCCATCCTATACAGCTCCTCGATACTCTTAGGCTCTGCCGAGTCTGCATATATCTCAGCCCTCCTGTCTATGCCTAACGCTTTGAGCCTTTCTGATATGTCCCTGTTCGTGAGGTTCGTCTCGTAAAGCAGTTCTTTTGCATATAGACTATGGTCAAGGACATACACCGCCACGAGAGAAGTGGGGTCATTCGTGAAACCAAAGTCCATACCATAGGAGAGGAGTTTAGCCTGTTCGGGTACATCCTCTTCCACAAAGCTAAAAACCGTTGCCTTGCTCTGACCCCTTTCACCCAATCCGTATATGCGCCAATAATCCTCATCCGTATTCTTGAGGCGTTCAATCTCTCGTATAATAGAAGAGTCAAGAAAAGGGTTATCAATGTAAGTAGACTTAATAAAGGTAACGTCATCTCTTGTGAGGAGCTTGTCGTAAATCCAATGGAAGTCATCAGAGGGGTTATAGTCAAGGTATATCTTCCCTGTTGTACGAACGAGCAACTGAAAGAAGTCTTCCCAAGTGAGTTCGTTTGCCTCATTGCAGAAGAGGTAGTCACGTCTTGCCCCCCTCTTTTTTTGAGGTTGGTCAAGACTGACAAACTCAATGATGTTCCCGTTGATCCTGTAAATGTGCTCTGACTTGTTGTGGTCTTTTTCATTGTATAGCCCTGCATTGGTTAGTATCTCAATGAAGTCCCTCATAGCCGTCATCTTAAGGGACGGCAGGGACTTCCTTACAATAGTAAAGACCTTACCCCTTTCGGATAAAGCCTTAACCATTATTAGCTGTAAGAGTGAGTAAGTCTTACCTGAACGTGTACCACCTTGATTGACTACAATCTTAGTAGGGGCATCCCAATTCCTCTGGAATATCTCACTCGTCTGTATTTGTACGCTTGACAATTTCTATCTTGACTTCGTTAATCTGTTCGTCTGTTTCAATCTTGTTCTCAACTCTTGCGAGCTTTGGAGTAGTATACTCCGCCATTTGATTGATAATGGTCAGCGCCTTCTCAGGATTGTTCTTAGCTACCTTCTCCAACCACTCGGTCATATTGTCGAGGTTGTGCTCGACAAGCCTCGTGAATGCCTCCCTGATTTTATTTGTGCTCTTGTTAGGTGTGCCCTTCTGTCGGCCTCCCATCTTCTCGTGTCCTTCTTTAAATGCCATACTATATCCCACTACTTTAGTATGTTAACCTAAAAGTCAACAAAGTGTTTTAGTATGGCTACCTCATCACGAGATAGTTGCCCTCTCATATGTACTTGGATGAGCACATCTAAGAGGGCTTTGTAGTTCTGCTTATTGATAAGCATTAGGTGTGTACCTGGCTCGTGGATCATCAGAATTTTAGTAAGCGTTTTCTTCGCTCATATTTTCTAATGAGCTGACCTAAGTTGTATAGGTGTTGTGTTGTTCCCTCATTGAAGCCTGTGTGGGCTGATGAGGTAACCGTGTTTATGATTTCCCATCTAAGGTCTCTAATGTATACTGAGGTGTAATGTATGTGCCGTCTCTTGCGGAGGTACTCTTTAAACTTCTTCATCTTCTTTGGTTACTTTTTGGATTGCGTTGCGTTCAATGATGCGGTCTGCAATTTTGTTGCCGACTCGCTGCATTGCCCGCCTCGCTCTTCGGTTGGGCTTATGGTCATTAGTCTTGTTCGATTCCATAATCTTCTTTGTCTCGGTTGCATAATGCTATTATGTCTTTCATAACTCTTCTTTATTAAATCTTTTCATCCATTGCCCATAAGCACTATCGGGATGTATCTCTTCCTTGTACTTCTCTGCGGCTTT